TCTATTTGCCCAGTGCAATATCAGAAGGATTAAACCATGTAGCCTCTGCTGTTGATGCGTCTGGTTCAGTTTCGGATATGGAGTTCACTCGGTTCCTTTCTGAGTTGGACTTTATTAAAGAAAATATGAACCCAGAGAAGATGACTATTTTGGATTTCGACACCAGAGTGCATGAAGTGCACAAACTGAATAGAGATCAGAATGTATCAAGTCTATCTTTCCATGGTCGTGGTGGCACCAATCTCAAGTGTGTTTTTGAACACTTTGAGAAAGAAGGTAAGCCTGAGGTACTGATCGTATTTAGTGATTTGTACTGTGGAAAAATTATGAAAGATCCTGGCTATCCTGTTATATGGATATGCGTAGGCAACCCAAAAGCAGAAGTGGAATTTGGCACCTTGATCCACATGGAGGCTAAAGATGTCTAGCAACTTTTATTTAGCAAATATGTTTATAGCTTTATTGACGGTCATATTAGCTGTCATGAGCGTACTTCAGATGAATGTACAAAACATGGCTGTAACCCTATTGATCATTACCAATATGCTCATGCTGAAAAATGGGGTAACAGCAATTACCTTACATGCCAGGCTAGTTAGGATGGCACGCAATATGAGCACTTACTTAGATGAAGCTGAGAGAGAAGGGAACGTTGGGCCATCTAGCTACAAGAGGTTTATGTCTAAAGTTAAGGAGGAATCCTAATGGCTACCTCAGCAAAACGAAATAATGCGCTGAGTGGTGCCCAACACAATGTGGGTAACACTGCAGGCACCGATTTCACAGGCACTATTAGTAGCAGCTCTAGTCACGTTAACAGTGTTCAGAGGAATCTGATAGAAACTCTTAAGATTAATGGTGTTGATCCAGACTGTCTTAAGCCTCCCTCAGATGATGGGTACGCAATTGTTAACTTCCGCTACAACACAAATTTCATAATGCCCTACAAACAAGCAATGATTGTTATGGACAATATGAAAAATGCTGAAATAGCTAATTCGTCATACAACACAGACAAAATAACTAAAAAAGCTTCTGACAATATTGAAATGACAACTATGAGTACTGTTACTTACGCTCGTATTAAACTAGCCAACTTATTAGGAGTTCCCTTATCGGATATTCCAGAGGACTTTACCTATGCTAAACCTGACCTCGGACCAGAATGATGCGATAGCAAAATTCTGGTCATTCATGAACGACAAAACCAGGACCATTATGGTTCTTGAAGGTGCCGCTGGTACCGGCAAGACTACAGTAGTGGAAAATATACTGCAGGATTACCATAGCCAAGCAAGGCTCAATGCTTTAGTCACTAACGGCATTGGTGATCGCTTTATGGATTACCAAGTTACTGCCACAACAAACAAAGCGTCACGAGTAATTGGTGATATTACTGGACAGGAAAGTGGAACTATACATTCTTTACTGAACCTGAAGGTTGTTTTTGGTCATGGTCAGAATGGTACATTGGCTCCACGTAAGAAGGATCAATCACCGTCATTTAGGAATACTTTGTTTATCATTGACGAAGCCAGTTACGTAAGCCAAGAACTCATGGACTTTATTACAAAGATAATTCTGCAAAGTCCAGCTAGCGGCCAAGCAGAAAAAACTTGGAATAAAGTTCTGTTCATAGGTGACCCATACCAGCTGGATCCTCCAGGAGGGACTGCAGAACCAATATTCGCAAAGCATGCTACAACAGCCACACTAACTACGGTTAGCCGTAACTTTGGACCGATATTTGATTTGGCTGCTAAGTACAAAGATGTGCTTGCTAATGGTGCTCCATTTCCTAAGATACAAGAGGTTCCTGGATTCATTACTTGGGATCAAAAAGGACCTGACTTCAAAGACAGATTGGATATTTGCTATTCAAAATACCATCACTCAGATGATGCCAAGGTACTGGCTTACACCAACCAAAAGGTAATTCAGTATAATTCTTACATCTCAAAAGCTATTCTAGGCACTGATGAAATTTCAGTAAACCAGATCATGTACACGAATAATCCAATTCCTTCACAAAGGAATGACAGCATTTTATTCAGTACAGATGAAGCAGTGAGTCTTAGTACTATCTTAGATCATCAAGCCTCAGTTCATGGCATACCAGGAAAGATGGTTCAGCTAAACTTAAAATCTAAAAACCATGTAGCTACCCACGGAAGCCAGTCTTTCTTTCTTCCTGACAGCCAGGACAAGTTGAAATACGTGCTTAGTGGCATGGCCGCTAGGAAAGAGTGGAGTGATTATTTCACTCTAAAGAACAACAGCCTGGATTTGAGACCCTCCTATGCGTGCACTGTGCACAAGTCACAGGGAAGCTCATACAAAGAAGTGTTCATCGATTTGGATGATATAGGCACATGCAAAGATCCTAAGACTATGGCACGGTTACTCTATGTAGCCTTCTCCAGAGCATCTCAAAAAGTCCACATATACGGCAACTTACCTAAGGAGATTTATAATGGGTAGAGCAACAGTACGAGAATCAATCATAGCAGCGTTGATTGGAAACCTTTTCACAAAAAAAGTAGAAAAAATTAACAACATGCTGAAGACCATATTGACCAGGGAATGCGTTATACATAATGCTACTGTTACCTCTGTGGCTTACAAAGGTAAGTTCTACAGCATTAGACGTTTCGACAAAAATACTGGTTTGTTCCAGCCTGTTAACGACAGGCCTATGATTACCAAAACCATCAGTGAATCTAGTAAGCCAGCCTTACTTGAGTACATGGATGCAGCAGCTGAATTAAATAGTGCTGTGGTTGAGGCAAACATGGTACTAATTAATCTGATCACTATGGTTAACCACATTGCTGATTTCAGGAAAGTACTACCTGAATCTCTGCATAAGTATGTGGATAACATAGATGTTTCTGCTTTTGAAAAGGACAGCGCTCGGCGGCTAAAGGAAAAAGATTTAGAAATGCTGTATCAGCTGTTCACAGAAAAACTAGAGGAGCTTCAAATACTCCAAATGGAAAACCTTCTTATTACGGAGTAGCGGTATGAAACATATCTGCTTTCAGAAAAATACTAAGTACAAAATAGCTTTGCTGGTTCTAGACAGTGCTTTGGTGAAATACAAGCTACATGATTATTACGTTAGTAAAATGGTAGCAAAGGGAATCTCTGAAGCAGATGTCATAGCGTTTAGTTTGAAACAAACCACTGCTAAAAAAGTCTCAGCAGCCGACGTTAAAGAGCACTTGGTTAATCTTATGCCAGCAATGAATAAGATGAAAGTTGAGTATGCTATCGTTACCGATTCTACTTACTTCAAGAAGATGACCGGCTGCAAAAAAGCAGAAGTAAACCTGGGTTACATAATGCCCTGTGTGCTTCCTGGCTATGAACATATCAACATACTGCTGGCGCCTATCTACACTCGTTTTATTTACAACGACACGTTGGCAGGCAAAGTAGACATGGTGATCGATGCTTTACACAATACCATGTGTGGAACATTTCAGAACCTAGGTAGCGGTATTATTCATAAAGCCGACTACCTAGAAAAGCTACCAGAGATTGAAGCTTTCCTTGATAGCTTACACCAGTACCCAAGACTCTCATGTGACATAGAAGCATTCTCATTGGAGTTTAGCAAAGCCGGTATTGGCACCATTGGTTTTGCTTGGGATACCCATAACGGTGGTGTAATCCTATGTGACTATTTTCAACTTCATAAGCCAGTAGTAATGGATGAAGATGGACAGATGGTAGAGGCTGTAATTAAGGATGGTAAGTACCCGGTGGGTACAATTTACGGGGAACAGATAAACAATTTTAAGGTCAAGATGCTACTGAAGAAGTTCTTTGAAACCTATGAAGGAACTCTGGTGTTCCACAAAGCTAACTATGACTTGAAGGTGCTCACCTACGAACTGTGGATGAAAAACTTACTGGATACAGAGGGAATGATTGAAGGCATTAAGGTTTTGACCAAAAACTTTGATGACACAATTATTATCACTTACCTGGCCACCAATAACACCATGGGAAATAACCTTAGGTTAAAGGACAATACCCACGAGTTTGCCGGTAACTATGCCCAAGAGGATATTAAAGATATTCGTAAGATCTCCAAAAAGGATTTGCTCAAATACAACTTGATAGACTGCCTATGTACAAACTACTTATGGGATAAGAACTATCCAAAAGTACTGGCTGATAATCAGCTAGACGTTTACAACACAATCATGAAACCAAGCGTAGGTGTTCTACTGCAGGTAGAGCTTACCGGTGTACCATTGGACATGAAGCAAGTACTCAAAGCCAAGGCTAAGCTGAACCTAATCAAGGACAAATGGCAAAGCATAATCATGAACTCAAAAGAAGTTGTCGAGTACACTGATATACTGCGTAAAAAAGCATTGGATAAGGATTTTGAGGCTCGAAGAAACAAGGCCAAGAAGCCTGAGGGAATCAAGGAAAAGGACATCAGTCAGTTTGGTAGCATGATCTTTAATCCTAACAGCACAACTCAGTTGGCAGGTTTCCTGTATGGGCACCTGGGCTACCCAGTCCTAAGATTTACCAAGTCAAAAGCACCATCAACTGACAACAAAGCACTAAAGCAAATATTGGTGTCTTTGAAAGGTAAGCCTGGAGAATCATTAATGGAAGCCTTCTGTAAGTTGGCGGAGTTAGGAACGATCCTGAGTACCTTCATAGAAGCCTTTGAGAAAAAATCTATCCTAAAGTCTGATGGCATGCATTACCTGCATGGCAGCTTTCATTTAGGAGGGACAGTCAGTGGTCGACTGAGCTCATCAGACCCAAACCTGATGAATCTTCCCAATAAGGGAAATCCTTATGCGGCTGACACTAAGGCATGCTGTGTGGCACCACCAGGATGGTTAATCATAGGAGCTGACTTCACTGCTCTAGAAGCTAAAATATCTGCACTAACCACAAAAGATCCTAATAAATTGAAAATTTATGAGGATGGTTATGACTCTCATTGCCTCATGGCTTACACCTATTATGGTGATGAGATGCCTGACATTGTGGACACTGTAGAGAGCATCAACAGCATTGAAATTCTATACCCTGACTTCCGTAAGGAATCCAAGCAACCTACCTTCCTGCTCACTTACAAGGGTACATGGATGGGTTTGATGAAGAACCTAGGCTTCTCTGAGGAGAAATCCAAGAAAATTGAAGCCAATTACCTGAAACTTTACAAAGTATCCACTGATTGGGTGGAGGTAAGGATCCAGGAAGCTTCTGTGACCGGCTACGTGACGCTTGCGTTTGGTCTTCGACTAAGAACACCAAGACTGGCCAAAACCATGCTAGGGAGCTCTAAGATCCCCTACGAGGTACAGTCAGAAGTAAGGACTGCAGGTAATGCTCTGGGACAGGGTTATGGGATGCTCAACAATAGAGCAGCTATCGAGTTTCAGAAACGTACTTGGGATTCGCCATACCGTCTGGACATCAGACCTTTTGCTCACATCCACGACAGTCAAATGTTCCTGGTAAGGGACAAAGCAGGCGTAGTTGAGTGGTTTAACAACAACTTGATTGAATGTATGGAATGGCAGCAGTTACCTGAGCTACAACATCCTGTTGTGAAACTAGGTGGTAAAACCTCTGTGTTCTACCCAAGCTGGGCTGAGGAGTACACCATTGAAAATGGGGTATCTTTAGCAGACCTGTTAAAAAGTATTAGCGACCAAATGTTGGCTAAAGAAGACGCACACAAAAAAGCCCAATCCTCCGAGTAACTCTCAAAAGATTGGGCTAATTTTTGATATTGATTTGAGTAAAGGAGATAGATTTTGATGAATGATGTGAAGAAAATGATTCAGATAAGTGGGGAATCGATTCCTGATTATGCCAATTACTTTACTATAAGTAAAGGGCAAGGTAGTCACAAGCTGACAATTGAATTTCACCACAACATCGAGGATAGCCCCACAGGACAAGAACTATTCTCACTAATCGAGGAACCTACAGTCGTGGACAATAACCAAATCAGGTTCATGTTGAACAGCGCTAATGCCAAATGTCCTACACGAGGCACGCATGGTGCAGCAGGATTTGACTTATACGCAAGTAGTGGAGGATGGGTTTGGGCAAACAGTTATGCCACCTTCAATACAGGCGTATCTATGGCAATTCCTCCACACCTGGATGGACAAATATGTCCTAGATCAGGACTAGCCTTTAAAAAAGGCATAGTGGCTGTTAATGGAGAGATTGATCCTGATTACAGAGGTGCTGTTAGTGTTATGTTAGTTAACCACACTGATAAAGACTTCCATGTAGCTATTGGTGATCGTATTGCCCAGATAGTTTTCAGGCACGTATCAACCAATGCTGCACTAGTCGACTCATTAGATGAAACAGCCAGAGGCACCAACGGCTTTGGATCCACTGGTTATTAACCCCTATAAAGAGAATCTATAATGCAAAAAGTAGAAATAATCATGTTCACCTCAGGTGATTCATGCCCGGGTTGCAAAACCATGAAACCAATTGTAGAAAAAGTTGAGAACGTTCGAGTAGTCGACGTTCGAGAAGATCACAAGGAGGCGCGCAACTACTCAATACGTGGTGGCTTGCCTGTATTTATTAAACTAGTCAACGGTGCATTCCAAGAGCGTGCTGATGGCACTATGACACCGGCTCACTTTATTAATTGGGCCAGTCATCCGTAGGAGGCTACATGCACATATTGGACCCTGAGCAGCTATTCAGTGAAGTTGAGCTAGATGTTTATGACTGTCCCATGCTTCCCAAGGAAGTAGACAATAGAGGTTATCTCTATGTGGTAACAGACACTGCATTCCCTGCCTATTTTAAAATAGGCAAAACACAGAACATGAAGAAACGGTTAGCTCAGTACAATCAAGACAAGCCTTACCCAACGACCAGACTACACGCAATAAGCGAAATGTTTGAAGACGTAGGGCTAGCAGAAAGAAACGTACTACAAGCTGTTTACCGGTTCATATCACCAGTAGCAGCAACAAAAGAATGGTTCACTATAGAACACATTGAAGAGATTACTCAGCTAGCAACTGACGCTGAAGGATTCTTCATACATAAACGCTAGCTAATGTGAATAGCCATCTGTCTGGACAAAGTCCAGACAGAGGCCTATTCACGTTTGGAGGAAAACAAAAAATGTCTGCTTCTATTAAACTGTACAAAATACACACCACAGGAAAAATTGGTTACTGGGAGTGTGTAGCAACAATGCCGGTATTCCCAGAATACCCAGCAACTCTACTGATGAAATCAGCTGGTTCCCTGGATGCCAAGTATGTTGAAACAACGGATCACATTAAGGGTAAGAACATTGGCAAAGCCAATGAAACAACTCCTTATGAACAGGCTCTCCTAGATATGGCTTCAAAAGCCAGAAAGAAAATGGACAAGGGTTACACTGAGAGTATGCCGGCGGCAGGAGAAGAAGCTACCAATACGCTTGGTTACGAACTCCCGCAGAAAGCAGCAACCCTAAACTGGAGCAAAATCGACAAAGATGTTGATTGGGAAAATGCCTACGCCCAAAGAAAGATCGATGGTCACAGAGCTTTGGTTAAAAACGGTATTATGTACTCTTCGGGTGGAAAACCTATAACCACATTGCCTCAGTTCAAAGGCTTAGGCTCTTACCTCCATTTAGATGGAGAGCTTTACCTTCATGGAAAATCTCTTCAGGAGATTGGTAAGTTGGTTAAGAAGTACCGCCCGGGTCAGTCAGAGAAAATTGAATACCATGTCTTTGACATTGTCTCTCCCAACCCATTCCTAGATAGGTACATATCGTTGGAATACTGGTTCACGCATGAAAACAAACACTCACAAATAAAGAAAGTTGAGACTTTTCATGTAGGTAACGCGAGTCAGCTAAGAAATCTTCATAACCAATTCATAGCGGAAGGCTATGAGGGCACTATGTTACGACAAGGAAAGAATGGATATAAAGGCGGAGCCAGATCCAAGGATATTATGAAGATCAAGGACATGGCTGATGCTGAGTATCTGATAGTCGACGTAATTGAGGGCAAGCCTGAGACAGTAGGTAACGAAGTATTTAAGGTAGCTATTTTTGTTTGTTATGACAAAGCAACAGGGGATAACTTCAATGTCCTGTCCCACGGAACCAGAGCAGACAAGCATAATCACATGCTGAACAGAGATACAATTATCGGCAAGAAACTAACAGTTCAGCATTTTGGCTTCACTGACAAAGGCCTACCAAACCTACCAGTAGCTAAATGCTTTAGAGAGGATTTGTAGCAGGGACTCCGTCCCTCGCTGCGCGTTCTTGTTTGGTATAGAATTAAATAGAAAGCAATAGGAGTGCGCACGATGGAAATACGACGATACAGCTTCAGTCCTGTTGAGCACACTGCAACAGAAAACAAGTACGGTAATTACGTCCGATACAGTGATGTGATAAATTTAAGCTTAGAGTATAGTACGGCACAGGCCGCTATTAAGGTTCTCAAAAATGACCGTGACTTACTAGTACAAGAACTGTTTGGTTTACAAGAACGTCTTGAGAGTTTACAACAGTATAGATTTATCAATTAAGGCACTTATTGGGCAATAAACGTAACACTGAAAGCATATCAAGAGGTTTGATGCAGCCTGTCCCCCAGAAATGCATCGTAAATTTTGAAGAAAATCCTTATAGTAGTAGGTTTTTTATTTAGACCCTGTTCCTCATGACGGGTGAGTAACGCTATACGGGTTTTCTTCAAAGTTAATTCAGATAAGGGTTCTGGGTAGTGTGGCCTAGCACACCGTTATGTATTTAAAAAGTTTGTCTCTCTCATGCCCAGAGCCCTTTTCTGAATTAATTTGGGCAAATGCCCAAGGAGAAGTAAAGTGAAGTTAAATCAAACTCAGCGTGGATTCGCTGTTAATAGAGTATTGGCCTTATCAAGCAAAGCTATTAGTAATTTGTATGTGGTTGATCAAAACAGATATTCACAGTATCTGACAGACTTTTCATTCACAGCTAATGAATTATTAGATCTTTGTTTACAAGGGCTTACGCCTAAAGAAGGAACCCTGGCTCACGGCAGAAATAGAAGCACTAATATTAAGCTTTTTTACTCTGAAAGTGAGTTATCTAACCTATTCGATATAAATGCTATTGAAGAGCTTAGGAAAAAGCACTATCCAACACTGCTGGGAAAGGAAGTCTATTTACTCCATAAGCCCAGCATGGAACAAACCTCCACTAGTAGGGCATTTCATTTTAGTGAACTTGCAGCTAAAGCAAACGAAATAGTTGAGCTCAACGAAAGCATCACACAAAAGATGAATATTGCTGATTTTGAAGAGTTCGTAGGGCTTCAAAACAAAGCTGAAAAAGTCTTTGGTCCCAATGGAGAATTTAATGCCTAAACTGACTAATGCTCAAGGGCTGTCAGACAGTATGGCGGTATGGTTAGCTGAGGATTCATACGATCATAATGATGATCCAATGACTATAAGTGCTACTGCACTGCTGAAACCAGTCAAACAGATAGTTCTGGCTTCACGTATGCCTCCAGGGGCTGGAATCAATGATATATCTAACCTCATTGCCTCCCGACTCGGGACAGCCATACACGAAAGCATAGAGCGCTCCTGGTTAAACAACCATGTTCAATCATTGGTTGATCTTGGTTATCCCAAGCGTGCTATTGATCTAGTAAAAATCAATCCTGAACCGGATGAGATTGATGAGGACACGATAGCTGTTTACATGGAGCAACGCTCTACTAAAAAGGTAGGCCCATACACAATTTCAGGCAAGTTCGACTTTGTTGCTAATGGAAGGCTGGAGGATTTTAAAACCACCGGTACCTTCACATACATTAAGCAAACCAATAACCTGAAGTACATTCAGCAGGGCAGTATTTATCGTTGGCTCAACCCAGCTATTATTACTGATGACCACATGGCTATTCAGTTTATCTTTACTGATTGGCAGGCAATGATGGCTAAATCAAGTAGTAACTATCCCAAGACTAGGGTCCTGGAATTAGTTCTGCCTCTGAACTCTGTTGAACAAACACAAGCATTTGTGGAAGCAAAACTAGCTAAAATCGAAAAATCGATGCAGCTGGCTGAGGAAGATATTGATCCTTGTAATGACGAAGAGTTATGGCGTTCAGAACCTAAGTTTAAATACTACAAGGCCGGTAAAGTGTCGCCTAGAAGTACTAAAAACTTTGACAGTATGCTGGATGCTGGAAACTATAAAACTGCTAACGGCGGTAAAGGTTTGATCGTGGAAGTAAAAGGGGAAGTAAAGGCATGTAAGTACTGCCCAGCAGCTCCTATTTGTACGCAAAAGGATCTTTATATAGCTAATGGCACATTAAAACTTTAGGAGGCTTTTATGCCTATTCCAATACTACGCACCATATCAGTAGCTGCCAGTACTGTAGGCATGCTGCAGTCTATTTTGTACTTCTTTACGGGTGATTCTCCTAAGGAGCCAGTTGCTATATTGGCGACTGCTAAGATCCGTAAGAAGCGTGACACCACAAAGCTGACTCAGCGGGATTACGATTTTATTTGTAAAGCTCGTGCAGAATGGGTTGAGCACAATGACAACCTAATATCTAAATCTGAAAGACTGCCCTTGCAGAGGCTAGTTGAGGTTATCAATCTCAATCTAGGCATGGACAAATCTACCAGAGCCTTAGGACGAGTATGGTCAGGTGAAATCAGCAGAGACTCCCTACCAACAGGCGAAAAATACCTTAAGGACCCATCATGAAGAACTTAGACGAGCTTGAATACCACCCTACCTCAGAAAAGGTAGTGGAAGCTCTCTGCAATAAAACTCAAAGTAGCAATCACCAATTCTTCAGGGTGCTTGTAGGCTATTACTTTGCAAAAATTGCCTCAATGATGCGAGCCAAAATAGATACACATGACCGGGGTTTGATCCCTGTAAATATGTACGCTATGAATCTTGCTAGTTCAGGCCAGGGTAAAGGCCATTCTACTAATATTGTAGAAGAGCAGGTCATTAATGGGTTTCGAGAAAGGTTCCTATCAGAAACTTTCCCCACTATGGCCGAAAGAAACATAGCTAGACTAGCAGTGAAGAGAGCTCATAAAAAGAGCTTAACCACTCAGTCGACTGTAGATCCAGATGATGAGCTTATTAAAGTTCAGAAAGAGTTTGATCTATTGGGTGCTTTAGCATTTTCCTTTGACTCAGGTACCACAGCAGCTGTTAAACAGATGCGGCATAAATTACTTATGGCAGGTGCCGGCTCCATGAATATGGAGATTGATGAAATTGGCTCAAATTTGCTGGGTCAGGTTGAAGTGCTTACAGCGTTCCTGGAACTGTTTGATGTTGGTAAAATCAAGCAGAAGCTCATCAAGAATACGACAGATAGTATCCGTAACGAAGAGATTGACGGTAAGACACCTACCAACATGATGTTGTTTGGTACACCGTACAAGCTCCTCAATGGAGGCAGGACAGAGGAAGAACTAATGTCCATGCTAGAGACAGGCTACGCTAGACGTTGTATCTTCGGGTACAGTAGGACACCTCCTGCAAAGTCCAAGCTCACAGCACAACAAGTCTATGCAATGCTGACAGATAAGACAGTCGACACATTTTTGAAAAGTCTATCTGATAAGCTTGAAGACTTGGCTGATCCAATACATTTTGGTAAGAAGCTGTCTTTATCCAAAGATGTAAGCTTGCTCATCATTGAATACAAACTCTATTGTGAGGATATTGCTCACAACTACTCTGATCATGAGGACATCAAAAAAGCTGAGGTGTCTCACCGGTATTTTAAAGCTATGAAGCTTGCCGGCGCCTATGCATTTGTAGATGGCAGTCCAAGTGTGGAAGAAAGCCACATGTATAACGCTATTAAGCTGGTTGAGGAATCTGGTAAAGCATTCAATGAATTGCTGACCAGGGAACGCAACTATGTGAAATTGGCTAATTACATTGCCGGCATAGGCCGGGACGTAACCCATGTAGATTTGGTAGAAGAATTGCCATTCTATAAGGGACCCAGTTCACAGAAAAGTGAACTGATGACATTGGCTATTGCCTACGGCTACACGCATAACATTATTATTAAGAAATTTTTTAATAATGGGATTGAGTTTCTGCGAGGGGAGTCCCTTAAGAAAACCAATCTAAGCAAGGTAGTTGTGTCTTACGGTACTGGTTTAGCTGAAGGCTATCTCAACGAAGAGGTTCCATTCGATCAGCTGCATAACCTAACCCAGGGTGATGGATACCATTGGGTAGCTCACCACCTTACCGATGGCTATCGCAAAGAAGAAAATGCTATCCCGGGCTTCAATCTAGTTGTGATTGATGTGGATGGAGGAGTCAACATGGAGACTGCGAAGATGTTGATGCGGGAGTACAAATTCCTAATGTACACCACGAAGAGACACACTCCTGACAACCACAGATACCGCATGATATTCCCTATCAATTACACGCTCAAGATGGACGCTAAAGACTACAAGGAGTTCATGGCCAACATTTATGAATGGCTACCTTTCGGAGTTGATACAGCAACTAATCAGAGAGCTAGGAAGTGGATGTCACACAACGGAACCCATGAGTATAACGATGGAGTAATGTTGGATGCACTGGAATTTATTCCTAAGACTACCAAAAACGATGAACGTAAAAAGGTCATAAGCGACCAGCAGTCTCTCACTAATGTGGAGAGATGGTTCGTCAATAATACCGGTATGGGAAATAGATCAAACCAGTTAATCAAATATGCTCTGCTCTTGGTAGATTCTGGAATGACTATTGAGGAAGTCAGCAACAACGTATTGGCTTTAAATAATAAGTTGCAAGACAAGATGGGAGAGGCAGAAGTTATGTCCACCATAATGATCTCTGCAGCTAAAGCTATTCAAGCAAGAGAAACTAAATAGGAGAAGCATTATGGTTGCGTTTAACGACAACCTAGTTCTAATAAGTGGGATAAGTGGCTCAGGTAAATCAGCCTCTCTCAGGACTATTAAAAACCCTAAAGGGGTGATGTATCTGAACACTGAGGCTAACAAGAAACTACCTTTCCCAACTCAGTTTGAGTGCTACAACGCTACTGATCCTTTGTACCTAAGGGACGCTATCATAGCTGCGGAAGATATGCCCCACATCCACACTATTGTTGTGGATTCACTGACATTCATGATGGATCGATTCGAGTCCCTATACATTTCAGGTGCTACAGACACCATGAAAGGCTGGGCAGATTACAATCAATTCTTCAAACAGTTGATGCAAGAGACCGTTGCCTCATCAACTAAGAATGTCTACTTTTTGGCGCATACCCTGGCTATATTGAATGAGAATGAAGCAGTCATGGAAGTCAAAGTACCTATCAAGGGTGCTCTGAAGAACAATGGTATTGAAGCGTATTTCTCAACGGTAGTGTCTACAAAGAAAGTAACCATTAAGGAACTAGAAAAGTATAGTTCCCCGCTATTGAATATAACGGAAGAAGAGAGGGAGCTTGGCTACAAGCACTGTTACCAAACCCGACTTACCAAGAAAACAGTCAATGATAGAATACGTGCCCCTATGGGCATGTGGTCTATCTCTGAAACTTACATTGATAACAATGTAGAGTTTTTAACTCAGCGTTTACATGAGTATTACGCTGTAATTTAATTTTAAAGGAAAACAAACCATGTCTAAATTATCTAGCTTAGCAGTAAACGAAAAAGCAACTGGCGAAACTAACCACCTAGGTGGTTTCTCTATCATGGAATCTGGTCTTTATGATTTCAAAATCAAAGCTGCCTACCTGATCAAGTCTCAGCATGGTGCCACAGGTGTTGTACTAGATCTCGAGGGTCCTAATGGATCTCGATTCAGTCCTACTACCTATGTCACCAACCGCAAAGGTGAAACTACTTACGCGGATAAGCAGGACAAAACCAAAGTGCATCATTTGCCTGGTTTTAACCAGATGAATGCTGTCTCTTTGTTGGCACTGGGTAAGCCTTTGAGTGAGCTTGAGCCAGAAAACAAAGTAGTGAATATTTATAGCTACGAGCACAAGAAAGATGTTCCTACCGAAGTGGAAATGTTGGTTGAATTGATCGACTTGCCAATTACCATGGGCATCATGAAGATTGTTGAAGACAAGAACAAGAACGTAGCTGGTCCAGGTGAAACTCCTAACTACCAGCCTACTGGCGAAGTTCGTACCGTCAATGAAATTGACAAGGTATTCCGTACTGAAGATGGTCTTACTGTACCTGAAGTTTTGGCTGAAGAAACTGAAGCCAAATTTAAGGACGATTGGTCCAAGAAAAATACTGGCCGAGTTTACAACAAAGCCAAGCATGCTGGTGCAGGCGCCAGTACCGGTACTCCTGCAGCAGCAGCAAAGCCTACTTCGTTGTTCGCAGCTAAACCTCAGTAAAAGGTGGTTACATGGGGCACTCTACCAATAAAGACACAGTTTTCGTTGGGATTGATCCAGGTGCAAGTGGCGCTATATGCGCCCTAAATGTAATTAACCATGAAGCTATTTTTCAGCTAACCACAACCAATCCAGAACATTTGATGGATTGGTTTGCACAGCTGAAAGCTGAGTGCGATGTTCGCATGATAATGATTGAGGATGTTCATGCTATTCCAGGAGCTTCTGCAGGATCAAACTTCAAGTTTGGTTACAACGTGGGTATCGTTAATACAATAGCAGAAGCAACTGGTCTAATGGTCGACAATGTAACACCGAAGAAGTGGCAGAGTGGTGTTGGATTGACAGTATCAGCCGACATCAAAGGCGCTGCAAGGCAGAAGAAGATCAAGGGTGGGGTAGCTGATATTTGTAGTAGGCTTTACCCAAAAATACCCATACGTGGGCCCAAAGGAGGTCTCATGGATGGCAGGAGTGATGCTCTAATGATTGCACACTTTGCCTCCTTGAAATACTCACAACATTTGAAATAGGCATTAAATTATGAAAATTGTTTTGCAAGAAGACGACCTACTTGAAGCCGTAGTAGCATTCTTAAAGAATGCTGGCTTCACAGTGGATGAGAACAACGTTGAGTTCTCTCAGCAAGAAGGTGGTGACGAGTTCATGGCTACTGTGGATATTGCTACTTATGTAGCGAAGCCTGTAAGTGCTGAGCCAGAACAAGCTACTGGGAATAAGCCTGTTACGCGTCGTAAGAGACGCAGCAAAGAACAAATTGCTGCAGACCTTGCGGTTGAGAAAACAGAGCATGTGCCTACAGAAGTAAAAGCAGAAGAACCAGAGCCGGTAAAAGTAAGAGAAGATATTCCGCCTTTTGAGGTGGATGAGCCGGTCAAGGCTAAGGAGCCTGTATCTTCTGGTTTATTCAAGCAAGCACCACAGCCATCCATTGACTTGGCTGCGTTAGAAGCACTGGAAGAAGACAGTGTAGAAGTAGAAGTAGAAAAAGAAGTTGCACCAGCAATGGCAGGGCAAAGCTTGTTTACTAAACGCCCTGCCTAAACCCAGGAGAAGACTATGAAGAGTATTTCCATGCTGCTCAAGGGAATATTTTACTTATCCATAGGTCTATCAGTAGTCCTTTTCATAGGCCTACTGACCACATTTGGGGTATTTATCCTAGTGGGAATCATAATCTTCTATATCATTTTTGAGTCAGTAACCGGGCATTGGCCCGGTGAACCCAAAGCTAAATCTAAGTCCCAAGAGCAGCCTTAGCTACAGCTACTGCAGGAGCATTGCTAGCACCTGACAATCCAACTTCCACTATGTTACTGAATGTTCTATCCCAGTTCTTAGTGAGAGCAAAACTCTCAGTTACGTTAGGAGCATCTACCAAACTAGCAGTTATCAGCGTTGAAATAGCCTCAACAGGATGATCCCTGAATGTCTCCAGCATAACCATCTGCACTCGCAGAGCATACTTGGAGAACCAGACAAATCCAGTATCGTTAAAGAACTGAATCCATCTATTGGTGGGTAGGTCATAGTTAATAAATACATGAACTACCTTTCCAATAGATTCTTCTCTACTTAGCGGATTTTTAGCTCTCTTCATTTGGTGTTGATGCAGAGCATAGCGGGCAACAAAGTCACTCATCAGCACAGCGTTGTTCATTACTTTGTAAAAAGCAGTGTCTCTGGACATATAAATATTTTTAGCCACGGTTTTAGCCAACTCAGGTACATTCTTAGTCAGCTCTTCTAACTTATCTCCAAGTTGAGATTTGTAAGAGAATTTATCCTCTCCCTGATCCAAGTCCTCAACCAAGGACTGCATAGCGCCGGCCTCCATCAAATCATGAATAGGGCTGGCCATCATTTCCTTTTCTAGTTCAGCTATCCTTGCTATCAGAATCCGCTCATCCCTAGGATTTTTAATAACAGAAAACGCTCTCATTTTACTGAGTTCCAATTTACTGTCGTTACTTTCCTGATGAGCTCTCTGATACGCAGGGAGAGCTTTACCAGCCTCATACTGCAGTCTGATAATGTCTGAGGTAGAAACACCGTGCATCCTAAGTAGGAACGCGTTTGATATAAAGTTAGCCGCAGTTACAACACCAATTTTAACTACAATGAAGTCTTTGGCTTCCTTGGTTAGTTCACCCAACACCCTTCCGCTTACTGAAACAGCATGTTTAACACCAGGACTCATACTTTCCTTGATGTCAAACATTGCCTGCTTTGCAAACCTTAACGCAGCGTTGTGTACCCTATCAACATCAGCCTGTGTCATGTCCATCCACTCTTGAACACTTACTTTTCGGTTACCCAAAAATAGTGACACAAGATCCTTCCGGACAAACATACCATTCGTACCCCAAACTTCTTTAATGTTTTCACGAGTTTGTATAGGAAGCATTTGATATTGCTCCCTATGCTCAGCCTTCATAGAATTAGGACCAATCCATACATACACATTAGAGTGATCTTTAGCTTCTTTTGTGTAGTTGTCATAGAGAGCCTGAATGCCCTCTTTGTTAATGTGCCTAGAACCTATTTTGTTCACAGTGTTGCTGGCAGTTATACCAAGCAGCTCATCAAAACCTAGTCTTTGTTGATATATGTCATCTTTTGCACGCTCATCCATCTCGTAGTGGTAGTCAATGGCTCCACCATTTGGAGAAAGAATAGGAATCAAAATGTTAGTGCTAGGACTCAGCGGAGGTAATCTGCTGTTGAACATTTCCTTAATAGCATGTCTTTTGTTCTTAGCAATAGTAGCTATTCTGGCATCAATTTCAGCAGTAGTTACATTAGGATTAGTCTGACGCATGATCTTAGCAATGTCATGACCAGCTCTGTGCATCGCAGTATTCGATAGAACGCCTGAATTGTATGTTGCTAGAGAGGCATCCTTAGAAATGAACATGTACACATCTTCGCCACCAGCCATTATATCTAGCTGATCACTGTTAACTTTTCTGTCCTGCATGACAAAGTTTCTTGCTTCCAGTCCAGCTTTCTCGGACAAAGGAGCGTATATGACACTTATCTGGTCGTTCAGGATAGGCTTCAAGTAACCCTTGGCTATGTTTACCCGGTCACCCTCAAAAGTATTTTCAGCAGCCAATTTCTTAATGTCATTGTGTACTGAGATGGTAGTAAGTACACCGCTATCAATACCCCGGGCTCCTTCAGCTACCATTAAGCCGTACATCAAACCTCTGTTAGCTGTTGCAGTCATCTCAATGGCTTGCAACGAAGCAAGATGATCAAGCTTAGTTATGAGAGCTTCTCTGTTTGTGAAGCTGCCAATTGCGGCACCAGTGATGTCCTCAGCTTCCATGACGATGTTGTGGGCGTTTTTGCTTAGATGATGCTCAATCACCTTGCCTGTAACCATATATGCAGCCAAGGCCCTAGCAGAGCGTTGTAGGAAGTGCGTCAAATCTCCTTCCTGAACACCCTTAACAGGATCTTTTATGTAAGTGGCATTCAATTCAGCGTGTATCTTGTCAATCTCAGCAGCTGCAGCACCGCTGTTAGGATCTACAAAGTCCATGAGTTGCTGAACTGAGTAGTGAGTTAACAGAGAACTTGCATCAGTCTTGAGCAGAACCTTGGTGATAGCCACTTTAAGGGTATCGCTTAGAGGATGCAGGAATGCTTTGTTCACAGTACGCAGCACACTCTCAGATGCATGCAAACTGGCTTGGTCAACAAATTTATTCTTAAGCATCAATAGGTTATGTGCCCAACCATTGGTTGGAGTACGACCTCTCATCTCAGTCCAAAGCTCTTGAGCAAAACCATATTCAGCATTAGATAGAGCTGATTGTCTTTTACGCAATTGCTCGTAGAAAGATGTAGGCACCACAGTATTGCCCAATTTGATAAGGTTACTACCTAGCTTAACGAAGTTATTCTTGGAGTTACTTGCTGCTTTAGAATTGGCAACCTTAACCAACCCCTTGTTCATAGAATTAATAGCTAGACTGACCGGATAGGATACGGCCTTATTAACCGTATCAAGAGTAGCGAGCATAGGCGCCTTCTCTCTTAACTCAATCCCAACTAACTCTTTAACCAAGGACTCCAGCTGTACATCAGCAGTATTGTTGTAG